TCGTTAAACATTATCTTTTTCATCTTCTTCTCCTGTTATGCCCGAAGGCGGGTTACTTTAATCGTAGTCCATGAAATCATCTTGAAAAACAAACTGACGGCAATCCTTATCCCACATTATTTCCTTTCCCTTCTTGAAGAAAACACCACTGTGCTCGTCGAATAATGCACATAAACCGATTTGGGTGGGTTCGTCAGAAGCATAGTTTTTGTTGTTGTACTCCTTGTATGTCTCAAGGTCACTAATGACAGGAGCAAGAATCTTCTTAGTGTCGTCATTCTCGTACACCTCCATGAATAGGAATGTTCCGCTTTGATACATGTCCATGCCTGCAACATGATCTCCTTCGACCAATTGATTCATAATATCCAAAGTCAAATTCGGATTCTCGTAAAATTCCTGAGTAAAAAAATCTTTTCTTTCCATAGTTTTTATTGTTTTAGTTACTCCTTTACTCGTTCGATATAACTGGCCGCTTCTTGGGGTGTTTTCATCGCTCGTTGAGTTTTTGAAGGAAATTGTCCAGATCGGATGTTAGGTAACCTCCATGTGCTTGTTCCATGTATTCTTTGAACGCATCCGCCGCTCCTGCTTTCAGCGCTTCGATCTTCTTCCTCTGGTCATCGATTACCTTACAGGCCAACTCTTCGCGCCTCTTAGACTCCTCCAATTCTTTGCGGTAATGGGTAACTTCCTCTTTTGCGTCCTGCTCGGCAAGTTCGACGGCTCGACGGGCTGTTGATGCGTCAACCATCCACTCTAGGCCGTCAATCAGCTCAGATCTGTTATTGATAAGTTTTTCTGCTCGTTTGCTTTTCATCTCTCTTCATTCTGTGCCCCGGACGGGACGGTTTATAAACACCCTTTAATCCTGCCGAGAATCTCATCATCGGACACTTGATAACCCAGCGAAAGGACATCGCACAGGATGCGGCGGAATTCTCCGGGTTTGTAATTCTCGACGGTAGTTGTTTCCAGATTAACCCTGGCGGACAACTCCCTGCGGATAACCTCGCCACGCAGCTCATCATCATCGATTTTATTCAGTATATCGCCTACATAAAATTCAACTTCGGTATCGACGTCCAAACTAATGTATTTACTCATGATTGTCTGGTTTTTAATAGTTTTGCGTATCTGTCTTTCGGCGTATCCCCGATGTGGATTAATCCTGCTTCTTTCAGCCTTTCGAGCTCTTCGACCATCTCAAACCAACTGATCGAAAGTTTGTCGTAGATACTCCGGAAAACAATGTTCAGCGGCTCGATTCTTTTCTCTTTTCGCTCGGCGGTCAGTTGCTCGATAGCTTCAAGGACGGTCATTTCTCTTTGCTTTTGAAGTAGTTTAACAGTTCATCCAAACTCATCAGGAGGGTAAATCTTTCCTTGTCGTGACATCTGGTGTCGGCAACTTCGGAACAGGTGTAGTTATCTTTCATGCTTTATCTACGGCTACTTCCGTTTAGCTTAATGAAGTTGAACATCTGTTTTAATCTGTCACCAAGCATCTTCCCATACATCTCAGAAAGAGATTCAAGCGTGAAATTTCCGGTAGCGTGGGTTATGGTTCCTTTGCGGTGACGCTCAAAGAGAAGATCGATCATCGGGGTTGATTCATTGCCGTAGTCTTTGGCAACTTTGGGCTCCCGGCCTATCTCGTCAATCACGAGCGGAGTATGAAGCATTTGGCTTGTGATACCTGATTTGGCAAGGTTGTACAACTCCATGCTTGTTTTAAACAGAACCGGGCAAACCTGCAATCCTTTCGACTGGACGAACTGATTGACCAACCTTGAATAAGCGTCCATTATCAGGGATTTTCCACAACCATAGCTCCCGATCAGGGCAACTCCGAGGAATAAATTTCCAGAGAAAGATTTATCCATTGTCGAGTATTTGTAGAGTTCGAGTATGACCGGCTCGTTACTGCGGTCTATCGTGAACTCGGAATACTCCCCGCGTTCGGACATCACGAGCTCCGCAAAAGCTTTCATCAATCTGGTGAAATCTGCCGGGGAATAGTCCAAAACGATTCTCTTGCGGATGGCAGCGCGGTATTTTTCCTCACGTTGAATTTGAAGGGACTTGATAATCCCGTCAATCGAAATCAGATCCTGAGATGCGTGTTGGGATATATTTTCCATTTTTCTGAGGTTTTTGTTTGTCCAGTTGAATCTTTAGCCAGCTCACAAAGTGGCTTTTCGTGTCATGTAGGGATTTTACCGTGTCTCCTCGGATGCGAAGTTCCCCGAAGAATTTCTCAAGCCACATTCGAGCCTCCTGTGTGTTTTTCAATCCACGCTGCATAGCTACCTGATCCAACCAGATTGTCTGCGTTTGCAATTCTTGTTGAACGATTGAGAGCTCTGAGGTGAAATCCGAGCCTTCGGATGGTGGTTGTGTTTCCCCCATACCCCCTTCTTCTTTTTCTTCTTCCTTGTATGTGTCTTTTTCTTCAAGGGTATCAATACCCTTTGGATACCCTTTCAATACCCTTTCATATAAACCGTGTTTTTGAAGAAGTGAGATGATTTTTTTATGAGGCCGGCACGATTCCGTCAATTGCCCGTATTGAAATTCTATAAAGTCCGGGATGAAATATTTGTTTGCGCCGATTTGCTCAATTCTTCCCGACAATGCCGACAAATCATCATGGGTGACCCGATCGCCTATGTAAGCTGACGCAAGCGCCCAATTAGCCGACCAAACACCCGCTTGGTCGCATTTATCGAAGATGAACCGGACAAGGCATTTATGCTTACAAGAGAGAGACATAAACCACTCTTTGTCCCACAAATCGGTGTCTGTAAATCGTTTTGCCATTACTTATATTTCTTACAATCCTTTTTGCTCTTTAAGCCTTTTAACCTCCTGCTGATAGTGCTTGATCAGCACCGCATATTCGGTCGGCCCGATTTTACTGATGTTGTGTCTTTTGATGTCCAAATAGGGAATAACCTTATCCCCGTACTTCTCGATAAGACCGTGATTATATCCGATCATATTGCCTTCGTCGAACCTGTTACAACTCCTACATTGGAGATTCACGTTAGATTCATCGTAGCGTAAACTCATGTGTTTCCGGTTGACATAATGACCTGCATCCGCATCCTTCCAGAAAACTACTTTTCCGCACGAAATACAGCGTCCGTAACCGTTGCTGTCGGAATCCCTCAATCGGACATATTCGCTGAAAATTCGGTCTAATTTGGCCTTGTAATTCATTAGTAACCCCTCCCATCCAATCTAGCCTGCTCCTTTACGAAACTTATCTGCGTCCTGAGATTATCAGATTGATGTTTGCAGGTGGCGTTGATCCGGTCCAACCACTTGACTAACCTGTTTTCATGCCGGCAGCAACTCGTCAGGTATTTGTTGGCTACCGTGGCCGCCATGCAATCGATTCGATCTTTGTTTTCCTCGAAAGCCCTATTGATGGCTTCCTCCTGCAGGAAAACAGCCTCGGCAAGCATCTCACCGGATCGGGCCATGTAGACGTTGAGAGTGGATAGCCGGTCGAGCAAGACATTGATTTCACCGGAATAAGGGGCGTTGAGATACTGCTGTATATCGTGGGCTTCCCTGCAAAGCGGTTCGAGCCTGCCAGCCATTGTTTCGGGCAGTAACTCCCCATTGTACTCCACCAGAATATCATCCATCATGCGATCATTTTTAAAAGTTTACTCTTGATCTCTTCTTTGTACTTATTGGCCTTTTCAAGCTGTTTCAGGCAAAAATCGATGAAAGGCTCATCCCGTTCTACCCGAAGGATTTTAAGAGCCAAATCCGGATTATGAACCCTCGGATCGTATGCTATGAAATCACACCATTTTCGACTTGTCACAATCAGGTTCCCCTGAATCTGGGTGTAATACTTCCGGTTCAGTTTCTTCAAATCCTCCTGCGTTTCCAATAGGAGGTACTCTACATAATTTTTCCCGCTGTAAGGACACTTGATCTCAATGATTCCATCTTCACCTACCAATCCATCCGGGGAACCGCCGAAATATTCGTTATAGCGTATGAAGCCGCACAAATCGACTTTATTACCCGTTCTGGCTTCATACTGCATTCGGGCCTCGTCTTCATACTGCTGCCCCCATTTGACCTCTTTGTTGTTGAGTTCCTTGTAATCGAGGATTGTTCCGTTGGTGATCTGCTCGGATACTTTGTCGTAAACGTAATCCTTACTCGATTCGGAAAGTTTGCCGGCTTCCTTGTTGGCTTTACTTTTGGGCTCGGAGAGGAGATCGTCCAGCTCCGAGCTCGTAAACATTTCCAATCTGCCCGAATACCATTCAGGAGTTCTCTGTAGCTGTTCCATGCTCTTTGGCTATATCTTTCAAACCGAAAGCGTTGTTTGCGATCTGCTGCTCGGCAAAGCTCTTTTCCTCCGGTTCGTCTTTTCTTCCCAGGGCCTTGCTGAGTAATTCGTCGTACTTGGCTTTGTCGATATGACCCCTTAAAAGCGCGTCTTTGGCCTCTTGCTCGGTGGAAATCTCTTTCACATCCGGAACCTCCACAACATTGGGATTATCCATGTAGTCGGCCCCGTTTACCCGGATTACAGCCTGATCGCTAATGACAGCGGATTGCATCTCTACCGACATCGGGGCGTATTTCGACAGTAAAAGTTTTAGGACGGTCTTTTTGGCCATCGCATCAAAATCCGTAGCCCATTTACTGTTATTCCTGATATACTCTTTTGATGAAGAATAAGTTTGTGAGTACTTTTTTGCGTGAGCATCAATCTGCTCGACGCTGCTGTAAGACATCTTTTCAAATCCGTTTGTCAATCGGAAGTAGGCTACATAGCCGATAGTCGGAAGCTGATCCCGGTCAGGAAGTTTTTTAAACTTGATTTCTCCGGTTACAAGGTCTTCATCCAGATATTCGCCTTCCTTGACTTCTGCAACGTTAATAGTCTGAAATTGACCTGAACGGATGGCTAATTGAACAAAACCCTTATATCCAATCTGAAATTGAGCTTCTGTCTTGTTTTCTCGGTTGTTCCTGTAAGGGATGACATAGGCAAAACCGAGATTTGGATCTAAGGGAAGATCGAGCGCTGTGGCTTTAATGCCTGCATACATGACGCTCAACGGGTCGCACTCCTGTAAATTCTTGTTGTTTGCCACAAGAGCAGTTAAGTTATTTACAAAACTGCTCCGCTTCTCTCCGAGCACCTGACTCAGATAATTCTGTGTCCGTGGGTCGGTGATCTTTTGATTGAAGGCTTGGAAATTGCTCATAACGTTATATTTTTTGAGGTTTGAGGGAGATTGTGGTCTCCTTTGAGGATGGCTCCGATTCGAACGGACTTCCCTTGATATGAATTAGAATTTCGGTTTCCCTGTTGGCCAATTAGGCCGCCATCCTTCCGGTCTTTCCCGGTAGTCCGTCTTTTATTTGGTATTTATCCTATTTTTTATAGCTACCTTAACCTTTTCTGAGATAGGGAGATTGCGAACTTCCTGATTGCACTTTTGATGGGCCAAAACCATGTTGGAAAGATCATTTTTACCTCCACAACTCAGGGCGATCAGGTGCTCAACAGTAATATCGTCCCCCATCTCATTTCCACAATAGAAGCAACAGGTGCCATCGCGTTCAATCAACCGTGCTTTCTCTTTCTTATAGCCAGGGTACCGACCTGTTTTTATCGGCGCTCCATTCCACTTTCCGCCTGCCCGGAATGCCCTAATCGCTTCATCCGTGAACCTGCCATTTGTTCGTCCAGTGTTATACAGCACCCCTGTTTCCTTGCCTTTAAACCGGAGAATTTCATATTGGTTTGTCGGAGGCAATATTTCGCATCCCCTCTGAGCCAGCCAGATTTTTAACTTTTCAACGTCCATATTAATTTAATTTTGTTGCGGACAGGGCAGGATTCGAACCTGCAATGAGTGCTTACGGTAAGCGTCTTTTACACACTCATTAATGCTGCTCGCCTTGTTCGGCATACTTACCACATATATTAGCGCCTACCAATTCCGCCACCTGTCCAAATTGCCCGTCTTTCCGGGCTGTCAATATGCTTGTTGATTCCAAAATATTTCCCGAAAACCTGGTTTCTGACCATCTTTAGTGTAGAAATACCTCTTGTAGCGACCGATAATTTTGCCGTTCTCATCAAACAGAATAACCCATTCATCGCCTATTGGGAGTCCGTCATGACGGAGCCTCGAGATAATCTTCCGTGCATCTACAGTACCGCCTACCTTGTTCATCTCGGCGGTTGTCATAATCCTGCCTTGCAGTAAAGCCGCTTTGATCTTCTTTTGGGGTTCCGCTAAATAGTCCATAATATTGAGTGTTTTGATTTGTCCTTTAAAAACTCCGCGATACTCCCGTAGGGCGGAGTGGTGACCCGGATTGCCGTCCGGATCGTAAAAAATGGCTGCTAAACTAAACCAACATTACTAACCTAACCTGCTTTACGGTAGCAGGAACCGTTAACTAACCCATGCCCTTACATCGTTCGATTCAGGCGGTATTACTTCTTCCAAATGGTCGATATACTGAACTTGTGCCCGGTAAACGCTTAAATCGAAAAGCTCCGGATCGTCGAAATAATCCTCTCGCATACGCGACAAATCGACCGACACAATCACATCCACGCCATCCTGCGAGACGGGCTCCAGTTCCTTTTCCACTACATCTCCCTGTTCCATCCAACCGAGAAGATCGCCTATCTGACGACCAATAGCGGCCAGTGTTTCATCCTTGTATTTAAATGGAGGTAAATTCGTCGATGCCATAGTTACTCAGTCTTTAAGTATTTCTTGATACCTGCTTCACCCCGCTTAGTCATTGCGATCCGAACAGTTGCGAACATAAAAGCTGCAAGCAAAATATTTTCACAACCGCTCATTTCTTCTGTTTTTTATATATTTGTTTTTTTTACTCATCAAATTGAAGCTATGGATTACGGAATAATTATCACCACTTTGTCAACGTTAGTAATGCTGTTAATAGGTTGGCAGATATACACTTTCATCCAATGGGAGAAAGAGGTTGACCGCAAACTTGAAAAGCGGATGAAACTCTTTATGGATAACTACCGCAAGGATCAAATGGAGGTTGACAAAATTCATACTCTCAAGAATCGTCTTTTGCTTGTTGATTTACTAGGTTTGATGTATCTGAAATTCTATCACTCTCGCGATAGCCGATTCACAATACTATCCATTGTTTATTTTGCTAATGATATTATTGATAATAAGGACCGTGAGCGAGTAAAGCAGGTACAAAACATGTTACAAAGTATTGTTGATCATCTACCTGAATTTCTACCTTTCAATAATGCCGAAATAATCGAGCGATTAGAAACATCCATAAAAAGTCTTTGTCAGCTTGACGATTCGGGTTTTCAGTGTCTTGATTTAGTTCGTCAAATAAAGGAGCGAAGTCAGCAATAATCTGAAAAGTGTCAGTTATTTGCTTTTTATAGTAGGCTTCGAGTTGATCAATATTCTCACAATCGCTGTTCATTTCTTTTCATTATTGGAGGGTGGGTGGGATTCGATACCCACAACTGCTGTCTAACTGCTCGGACTTACGGATTTATCCTGCCCTACATCTGCTGCCGTACTACTTGTACTACCACCCTTTTTTGTACCCCTTAGCGGACTCGAACCGCTACCTGCTCACACGCGCACAAAAACATCTTCATTCAAGCAATAACCAGTTATGCGTGTTCGCCGTCTCTCTCCCGTTAGACTAAAGGGGTGGATCAGCACTCCCGCGGAGTTGTCAAACCTTTTTACTCTCTGCTATGAAAGTTGCGGGAGTGCATAGTCGATTATTATCGGTTTAACCATTCAAATTCTGACCCTACCCAAAACTTACCGCTCGGCGTTTTATAGGCTTTCAGGTTATTATACCCCGGCCCAAGCTGCTGGATGTAGGCTAAAGCCTCTTTGCGGGTTCTGTGAAAGCGTTTAATCTGATTCATAGCTTTATAAATTTTCGATGTATTCTTTGATCGCCTCTTTATCCTCATCGCTGACTTCGTCAGAAAGAGCCAGCCGGGAAAGGTTTGCCCTCAGTGGATTCAAAGCTGAATCCGGAGCAGGGCCGGGTGTGATAATAAATTCGTCGTTCATGGCTTTGTAGGTTTTAGTGATTTCTTCTTAATTCAGAGAAGTCTAACTTGAGTGCAACAGAGCCCCGGATATAGGTGCGGCTATCCGTGCTGTCAGGATGTTTGGGAATAGCACCCGAATCAACATAAGCCTTAACTGTGCGCGGGTCTACTCCATGCAGTAATGCTACTGTATTAAGGCTTAATACAGTGTTGTAAAAATCTCTCACATTTACGCAATTTGTAAGTAAATCCTTGTTCTCATTTTTTAATTTGGAGTTTTCTATCTCCAATTCGGCCACATAAGCCGCTATACCCGATGCTGAATAGTCCATAATCTTTATCCTATGAAACAATTACACTTGTTATACTGATCGTTCTCGCTTCCTCTCGTCCTCTGCCTCGGCGGCAAATCGTTTCGATCTCCCTACCCCGCCGTACTTCTCTGTAGGTTTCACTTTGGTAGATCATTTCATTCGGAATAAAAGCCAGTAGAATAATTCCAGCCATAATTCCTTTCGCATCCCATGTGCGGATAAATTCGGGGAGCTGTGCGCCGCTTTTAATGCAGTAGTACCAGGCCACAAGCGCCGAAGTGTTATGAGGAATACCGAGCTTATCGAAAATCTTGTTTTTGGTGTTCTTGAAGGTCGAGTAAGCTTTATTTAAGTAGTAAGCCGCCTCTTTGTCCGAACGTCCCGTAGCAATCGTTTCGATCATCCGGTATTCGTTAGCTGTCAGCACTTCCTTTCCGTTCATACTCTCTGACCACTTTACCGACGTAAGCGTCCGTTACCTTCAGAATCTCTGCAATCGCCATGTATGTTCCGCGCGGGGCAACCCCGTTGTTTTCAGCTTTGGCCTGCTCGTAAAGCTCGATTGCTCTGGCTTTCTTTTTGGCCCACTTTTGCTGGTTTTTTGTCAAGACCCTTCTTTGTGGTATCATGTTATGTGTATTTTGTTATTTTGTGCTTATCTTGCTTATATTAGTGTCTGCTAAATGACTTTACCTATGATTATTACGCCAAAACTTAAAGATGATTTGTTGAGCAACCTGTTGGATCGCGACCTTCGTAAAGGATTGATCCCCGAAAAAGAATGCCTTTCATTTGGTATTGATCCTTGCATGTATGTTTCTATACTCGAGCAATTTGAAGACATGAATTTTTTATCTTTGAGTAAAACCAAAAGTTGCATTTTCATTGATGTTAAGGTTGATATGCATGATTTCTTTCGGCGTGGCGGATTTGTTGCACAGGAAGAACTGTTAAAAGCCAATATCGAGAAGTTAGGCTATGAAATAGACCTTCTTTGCAAACATCTTTCTGCGCCAGAATTTCTTGATAAAGCCAAGACGATTTCGATTATAGGCTCTAATATTCTTTCCTCCCTCGCCTTTTTTCGGTAATCCCAACATTGCCATCTCAAATTGCCTTACCGGATCATCAAAATTGCCCATGAGCATTGACCTAGTTTGCTTAACACGGTAGAATAAGTCACCTTTCTCGTCGGTTACCTCGTACTCCACATAAGACTTGTGCATGCTGGACGCGCTGTCTGTTTCGTAGTAGTTTATCGATATGATGAATTTGGTTGACTGTGCTAATGTTTCCATATTGATGTGTGTAATCAACTGTTTATTTGCCGTTAATAAGCCTTCGGTACTTTTTTCCTATTTGTTTATTTGGCCTTTATTGTTTACTTTGTATTGTAGAATAGTTGTTTGATTTGTTTTGTTAATGCAAATATATAACCTAAAAGGTTGTAATCAAAATATTTTTACCACTTTTTTGGTGTTTCAATTAATAAAATTTCTATATGCCTGATAATGAGAATGTATTGTTAGGGGAAAAGCTAAAAGATTTTTTCTCTAGACAAGGATTAACGCAACAGGCTATAGCCGACAGATTAGGAGTTTCACAATCTGCCGTAAGCGCCTTACTTAATGGTAAACCTTTCGGTAAGAAAAACGCAACAAAATGGGGGGATGAATTTGGGATACAACCTTCATGGTTGTTAACCGGCGAAGGTGAAATGCTGAAAACAGATACACCTAAACCCATCTCTTTGGTAGAAAACAGGGAAGGGGTTATCTCAATTCCTTCTGATGTATGGGAGGTTATTAAGAATCAATCTGCCAGTCTAAAAGCAAAGGACGATCAAATAAATACTCTTATTTCTCAGAGCAAATCTGAGAGAGAGGAGACAGTCCAAGCGCTAAAAAATACGATTTCTACTTTGGAGAAAGAATTAGCTAAAAAGGGGGAAGATGCGGGTTACCCATCCCATGTTGCTATACGGGCGGACACAGAATGAAGCGCCGTCGTTTGAGTATGAAGCTGCCGGAATTGGATCTATTCGGGAAAGCAGCTGCTAATCAAATATAACAATAATTTATTGCACTTAACCCTCCTAAATGTCAATATAAGTCAATTAACGCTTAATTGTTATGTGGTTTATTTTATGGATAATCCTATCTTTTGTTGTAGGTAGTTTAGGCTCCAAGAGGACTATAGGTTATGGTTGGGCATTATTTTGGTCATTAATATTTAGTCCTATAATTGGGGTTGTCATTGTTTTATGTTACCCGAGAAAAGAGGACGTAGAATACAAGGAAAGAATGTTGGCCGCCACAAGAAGAGCGGCTGAAAAATCAGAATTGGATGAACTTATTAAAGCAAAATCCCTTCTAGATCAAGGTGTATTGTCTCCAGAGGAATTTGCTAAAATTAAATTTAGAATAACAGGTATATCGACTTCAAGCGATGAAAATAAATCACCAGAGGTCGTTGGTGCAATAGAAGATGCCCCCCGGTCTGGCGATCAACAAGAGGCAAATAGTGATCAAGATGTTTCATTAGAAGATGGGCAGGGCAATAATTCGATTGATTCATATTCATTAGAAAGTTATTGGAAAAGAAATACACCTTTTGTCATTGCAGTTATATTAATAGCCGGGGCCTTTATCTGTTTTATCAATATTACCACCACATCAAATAGCTCGCAGTCCTCAACAATAACTCCCGAAGTTGTATCTCGACATGTTAGAACCGGTACTATAAATACTATTGTAGACGGATGTGATGTATATTATGTAAATATATGGTCGTCGTGCTCAGATGAGCGCTACAAACTTTATCACTTAAAAAATGGGATAAAGGTTGAGATAGTTGATGATAATGGAGTTTATTACAAAGTAAGACCTTTAGACGAGCCGTCAAAGGAGGCGGGTTGGTGTATGAAAGGATTCGTTAAATAAAAGCTATATTTGTCTTGTCCTTCATATTAAGTACGACAAGGCATATCCTATAACGACGGTTTTGCCATATCTGTGTAGATTTAATCTACTGCTTTGTCATACAAAGTGAAGGACGACAGATTGGCAAAACCGTTTTTGTGTTGCATAAACGTCCTTCTATGCAAACCAACTTCACAGCCTCCGATGTTACGGAGCGCCTCATCAGGGACAAGGTCTTTAGATGGGAATTGCTTGAAGCCGTCATCCGAGACAAGCGGATGAACCGATGGCTAAAAGAGGTGGTAGGTCAATTATTCGACCTACTCAAAGAACGAAAAGCCGCACAAAAGCGGTAGGAAGAGAAAAGGTGTCGGAATCGACACCTTTTTACATACAAAACTATCAACTACATAAAATGTAGTTTTCGTGGAAATATCAGATGCTTTCTGCGCATTTGTGGATTCTCTTTGATAAATCGAACAAGGCATTACGCAAGGTCTCCTTCTCTGCCTCATTGAAATCATCCGGTTTTCCATTATTCATTCCATCCATTTTATGATAAAGCCATGACCGGGACTTCTCAAAATAACGCTCTGAGATTTTAGCCCAAGACACATCCAGCAGAATATCGGACATTTTCTGCTTCACCGTTTCACGGTTTTGTTTTACAATAATTTCCATATCATCTCTCTTTAATATCCCTAACAATAAGGGACGAATTGTTTAATCTCTTTCCAGTAATTCTTGTAGGATCATTTCAATATACCACTCCTGCTCATCTTTCCCATTTGGGTAGGATTTGTGGTAATTTCGAATCGATTCGATTAAATCCCACTCCTTTTCTGTTAGCTCTACTTCCATACCATTTGTTCATTGTGTGGCATTACAATTATAATACCCTTTTGCGTATTATCCAAATATTTTATAAGAAATCGTCCTTTGTCCGGTTTCTCACCATAATTTCGCGAGCTCGCTCGTTCGTTTCTTCTATTTGCGCCAAAGCCGCAACCGCAACGCCTTCGGTATCCTTGTCCATTTCCGCTAGGATTAAACCAAAAACTGCCTCTCGTTCGGCATCTGTCCGGGCTGCCATGTAACGCGCCTTGAGATCGTCTATTTTCAATTTAGCATCCATAGTTCTACAAGTTTACTTGAAAAAAGGATGATTTAGCAACATCTCCGCATTCTCTTCGGCTGACACCTTGATATATTTAAGAAAGGTTGATTCTTTTTTATGACCGGTGATCTTCATTATGGCTATAGGTGGAACGCCGGATTTGTAGGCATTGGTCGCGAATGACCTTCGCGCGGTATGGGTGGTTACAAGATCGCATTTGGGGATCGGATGCTGCTCCTTGCGCCCTCCGATAATTTTGGTTACAAGAACTTCATCTGTTATTCCTGCCATTCTGGCTAACTCCTTAACTCGCATATTGGCGTGTTGATCTGACATTCTCAAACTACATCCTTTGCTCAAAATTTCCCGGACAATAGGATGTAGTGGAATAACCACATCCACTCCTGTTTTTTGTGTAGTTATGCGGATTAAATCTCCATCAACATTAGCTGCTTCAAGCCTTGATAAATCTGAAATTCTAAGACCTGTATATGAGCCCACTAAAAATATATCGCGGGCTAAATTCAGGCTTTTCTGTTTGCGCTCTGCTTTTTCGCTGGACGGAATATCAAAAAAACGGCCCACAGCCTCAGCGGTTAAATCAAGTTTATATATTTTAGTCAATTCGGATTCTGACAGATAGACATTATATACATCGTTTTGAATAGCCGTAAAATCTTTGTGCCGGAATCCCTCGCACGATATGCCATCATTCACTGCTTCCCGGCATACAGTCTTTATCGTTTTGGCTATCATGCCGAAATAGTTGTCGGAATACCCTAAACGCAGAAACCACCGGCGAAGATCGTTGTACAGGTCCATACCGATCATTCCAAAATCCAGCCTTCTACCCTTCCCTTTCTGATATTCCTTTAGCTTATTAAGGCAGGTAATGTAGCCCTTTATGGTATTCGGGCTTCTGATAACTCGATTATTATCGATGAAGCGCTCGAAATAATCGGTAAATAAAATAGGAGTGTTGTCCTCTTGATTAGTATAATGAATGCTATCGAAATACTCCCAGAATTGCGCTTTTGAGGGCGGCATTTTCCACTCCTTGAAATGTGCAATGGTTTTCATGGCAGACACCTCCCAGCGGTCTAAAACGCTATTTACATCGTTTCCTTGTCTGAAATCTCGAACAACTTTGCATCTCGCTTTTTCCTGGTTCCAGTAAACGACAGGCGTTGATTCTCCCGTAGATTTTTTGTAATATTGTCCACGGAACGAGATGTAAATCAATATGGAGCTTTTAGATTTACTCTTGTCTTTTAGTAGAAATGTAACGGCCATAAAGGGGAGTGAATTGGGGAGTGAAAAGTTGAAGATTTATAGTTTGCTTATTCTGCAAATTTAACCCTTTCATCCATATAATCAAATATAATGCAGATTACCAACTTTGTTAATATGCAATTTAAATACTCCCTTACAGAGTACGAATTAGCTTTGATTATCAGCTCATTGTTGTTACACAGGGAGCTAAATGGGGAGTAAAAAAAGGGAATCGATATCGATTCCCTTTTACTTTAACGTCTATGTAGGATGCCCTAAAATACGATCAGATTATACTGCACGCCCACTTGTATAGCATGGATTTTTTCATTTTTGCAATGCCTGATACCTGATTATGCAATTAAATATTGTACTTTGATGGTCGGAGATGGAATCCGATTCGTGTACATGGGTTTCGATTCCTACAAAAAAGGCCGCTTGTTAGTCGGCCTTATATTTTTTTGTTTTAATTACGGTTTTAGCCAAGCGCTTTGGGGTTTAACGATTAATCTTGCGTTATTGTAGGCCATTTTTAGAGTTAAACAAGTTCTTGCTGTATAGGTTATATCATCTATCTTATGCACAACTAAGGCAAGATCAGGATTTGGAGAATTTGGAGTTAAACATAAAGGCAATAGTAATTGTATTCGACCTTTATAATACTGAGGAACAGCAACCTTGTAATTTGTTTTTACTTTTTTCTTCACTTCTTCGATAGCCCCCTCTAATTTACGTCTCATTTCTGCCTCCCCGCAGGTTTGCATAGGAATGGGGAATCGTAATCTATTATCTTCAATGATATGGTCAATATCCGGTATGAGGTCACAATTCGGATTAAAAAGAAGGTCTTCAGGACGTTGAAAAAAATTAGCGATAGAAGGAAGGTTAGATTTGAATACTTTCAATAATTGAGGGTCGCTCTTTTTAGCAAAGCATTTCAAATAATACGGTTTGGAATTAGCTCTACATCCCTCACTATTTTTATAGAAAAAGGCGTATATTTCCTCTAAATTTTTTGTTACTAGGCCCGTGTTAAAACACGCGTAAGCATTATTGCTACTGAAAGCTATTTTTCCTTCAGAAGATAATTTCCTATAAATGTGTTCCAAATAATTTTTAAGGATTGAATGCTTCTTCTCTATTGCATCGGAAAAATCCCACTCTTCTGGGTCTGCCAACTTTGTTGCAAGAAAATCAATAGCTTCATTGTATTTAGGAATGAATGCAAATTCAAACAATCCATTAATCTGATATTTAGCTGCCATAGTATATAAAATTAAAAATGGGAGACTAATATACTACTAGTCTCCCTAAATTTAGTTTTTCTCAAATCTTTTAACACGGATAACCCCGTGCGGTTCATGTTGGTTAACATTCAGAGACATTCTCGCCTCCTTGATAATCAGCCTTCCGGCTATAAATAATCAAAATTTTGTTATGCAAATATAATAAACAAATAAATAAAAAAGCAAATTCTTCTGTAATATTTTGCATACAAGGTAACCCCATTGCATACAAATATACAACGTCAATAACCACGCCATATTATATGATCTTAGAAATTAGAGTGCAATTAACTGATACTGCACCCCCACCCCCACATACGGTTTTACCCCCTCTGGCGTTAAAGCTGCCCCGGCGCTCACGCCGATCCCCCAGCGTTTCGGCCTGCCGGGAACCCCGACCCGCTGGATAACGGTTTGTGTAACCGTCCGGGGATAGGCTTCGATACTGTTTGCCTGCACATTGTAGCCCTCTACCTCCATACGATAGGTCGAATCGTCGGTAAACAGGTAACGACCGATCGGAATAGGAAGGTGAATAGGTTTCCCGTCTGCTGTATCGTGGATGGTGTCATACCGAACGATATGCACGTATTTCGGTACCGGCACCGTATCTCTGATCGTGTCGAGATGTACGACTGGCGGCAAAGTATCGTACTGTACGATCTTAACCGGGTCGAAATTCTTTGTCCAGCGCCCCAGCAGGAATACGACGACCAGTACTGCAATTACGATCAAAGTATTTTTCATTTTTTGTGCTTTAAGAATCGTTCCCACGCCTGGTTATAGTCTGCGGCAGAAACATCCATCCCCGTCTCAACCCGGATCATCGCGCGTACAATAGGCTCCATCACCGAACGATTGGTTGTCGTCAGGCGGCTGGTGCGCGGCACCCCGGAAAGGTTCGACACCGTGGAAATGTAACTCTCCGTATCGTTCCCGTCTTCGGGAGGCGCCCACCGCCGGATCATCTTCTCGATAGTGTCACAACCGTACAGAAGGCGATAATTATTGAGCAGGTGGTAGATTGCACGAATGCCCCAGGCCATCGTCTCGAAGGTCTTGAAATTTTTATCCGGCCCGGCCACCTCTCCCCGCCACACCGATCCGTCTTTGCGGATATTGCCGGGATTGTTGTTGCGAATGCCTCTTGCGTTACTCATAGTCTCGGTGGTTGTCTTTGTAGGCATGTCTGAACCGTGCATTTGTCATGTTCGGCAATCATACGCGCCTCTCGTTCGTTAAGTAATTCTATCTTCATTGCGGAAATCTTCTTGCTTAAATCGATCCATTTTTCTCTCTCGGAATCAGCGATGCCTTGAAGCTCGACAATTTGTTTGTACGCATTGTCGAGCATTTGATCTTGCATCTTATCATGTTTTTCATCCAAGTCGAGTTCTATGCTCTCTGCTTCCGCTTTTCGCTTGCGCCGTTCGTAACGGTAATAAATAAATTGAACACCCCAGCCGGTACCGAATACCGTAGCCAAGATTGCCAATAATGTCTCCATGGTTTCAAATATTGTCCCGGCTGGGAAAATTGCCGGAAAGTTATCCGATCATTACGATGGCCCACATGACCAGCGCCCCGGCCGTCACGGGTACAAAGTCTTTCCAGAACTTCGGCTTCACGTAGTTACCGTTTTTGTCCTTATACTCCTTACCGGAGGTCTGTTTGATCCCGGCCCACGCAATCGCCACGATCAGCGCAGGAAAGAACGAGAACACGCCCATGTTCAGGATTACTCCGCAGATTGCAGTCACCACCATCCCGATGATGATCTGCCAAAGGTTCGGTTTTGTCATTGTAGTTTGGTTTTAGAGATACTTTTTCGTTTTGGCCGCCGGTTTCTCCGGAGCTTCCGGCTCGGGCTGCTTCACCAGCTCATCGAGCATCATGCGCTCGGAGGTGGTGAGTTTGTTTTCCTCCCAGAGCGCATCGGCCCCGGCCTCCGAAAGAAACGGCTTGAGTTCGACATCCGACGTGTCCACCTTGTTCATATCGTCGAGGAATGAAGCGACAGCGGCTTTGTCGTTACCTTCGGCAATCCTTCCGGTGTTCGGGTCGATCTCGATTCCGTACTTCTTCATCGCCGTGCGCATCTTCTCGTCGCGCATTTCGAGGTTGTATTTGGCAACCTTCATTGTGTCGAGCAACCCTTTGCGCTCATCGTGAGAAATGCTGCCGGAACTGATTTTGCCCAAAAGCTGGGTCAGTGCTACAAGTTCGATCTTTTTCATTGCTGATTAATTTTTGGTTGCAGGATTGAAGTTGTCAGCGGCATACGTCCGTTTACAGGCCACGTGATCCCATTCGGTAGTTTTGCTGTTGTCAAGCGCCTTAATGTTCCCTGCGACACTCAACTCGCCATTGATTCGCAAGTTGGCCCCTGTTGCCAATGCGCGCTGTACACGTTTGAGGAACCGCGCATCTCTTTTCTGTCGGAAGTAATTGATAATCTTTTTCATCTTTTTGAGTTTTTAGGGTTACGCTTCGATTACTGATTCAGGCTGTTCGGTCATCGTCAGCGCGATGGCGTCCATCTTCTGCATGAACGGAGTGAGGATCGCCTGCGCCTGCGAGAAGTACTCCACATCCGCGCTGATCTGCATCTTGCCGTCCGCGTACTGGTTGAACGACGCTTTGACTTCTCCGTTCTCGGTGATCTGGCCGCCCGTGTAGGAAGCGACCACGGCATTGGTCATCGTTACCTCCGCCGAAACTTCGGCCGAACCTACGCTTGCCTTGATAAGCCGCTGAATCGTTTGTGCGGTGATCTTGTTCTCGTTGATAATTGCATTTACTGTTGACATAATTGAAAGATTTTATTGGTTAATAACAAATTAGATGTTCCTTGCCTGTATCTGGAAGATGCCGGTCTGGTCGAGCAGTTCGCCGAATCCGAGTTTGATGTATGAGTTCACGACGCCGGTCGGATAATTGTCCAACTGAAAGTCCCCGTTATGCCATGCGAATTGCTCGATTTCCAGCACATAGTCCCGGCTTTCCCCGGCAGCCAAAACAATCATCGAAACCCTGTTTCCCGTTGTGGCATCCAATACGAGGGGAATCCCTTTTTCGACCGTCCCCCAGAATGATACTACCTCTACTTCTTGCAGCGTGGTATATCTTACTTCGTGTTCTGCAATATTGGTGATCGTCACCTTGACATACGCATACTGAGTACCGTGGAACAGCAACGGAGAGGAGGTAAAGTTGCTGAACGGATAGAAAGTGTATTTTGCACCGTCGGTGTTTATCCCGGTCATCTTGGCCGAAATCAGGATCGAGTTGAAGATATTGAGCGGAACCGGATTTATGAACGTGCTGTTGTGATACACCACCAGCGGATCGACTTCCAGATCGCTGATGTTCCATTCGTCCTGATTCGTCCATGTGGACTTCTTTTTGCTCAGCACGAAGAGCATGTATTTGTGGTGCGTTCCTGCTCCGATTTCGAAGAAGTCCACGGTAATACTATTGCCGCCCTCGCCGATGGTCTTGTCGCAAGTGATTAATTTACCCTCGGTAGCGGTCAATGAGGTAAGCAAGGCAAAACCCCAGTAATAGTATTGAATCCCTTTCATGTTCAGCGCCGAAACATTCGTCTTGCTGCTTGCTGGGATCTGCTCGAAGGTGAACGTGCGGGTGGTATAACCCGTATCGGACATATTGACGCTGACGGTTCCCGTACAACCCGAACTGAGGCAGGGCCGCGCGGTGTGCTCGTAACCGCCGAAGTCGTGAAGGTTATACGGACTGAGCCGTCCGCCGGTGGGTTTGTCCCGCGTCCAGTTCAAGGATGTATCCACGGGTAGGGTCAGTGCCGGGATATTGATCCCAAAATTCTGTTTTACATTGGCCGGCCAGTCGGTATCCGGATCGTGATAGGAACCTGAATCGACAGGTTTATAATAGGAAAACATATTGACCTTATCCGAACAACATAGCACTTTTATGTTCGACGAGGATTCGCCGAGCGCGCGTTGTACGTCAATAATGGGATCTGGTTTCTTTGGTAGTGCCATAGTTTTATTGATATGCTGTTACGCCGCCTGTAGCGACAAGGTTTCCGTTCACGCGCAGTGCGCCGTTGTATACGTCGATGGTTATTCCGCCGATTACGAGTTTGGTGGCAGTGACGGTATTATTGGCTGTCAGATTCTGCGCATACAAATTTTGGTAAGCCTCAGAGCCTCCATTTAGTATGTGTAACCCTCCATCGCTCGCCATCCTGATACGGGTATAGCTGACATTCGGCAAGTGCCACAGCATTTGAGGCAAAATACCCGTACTGTTATTTCCTCGTGATTCTACAGTGCTCATCGAGACAATGGTACCGGCAGCGGTAATGTTCTTCGCGGCCCAGTCAACGGTCGAAATGTTAGAATTGCTGGAATCGTAGATCATGTAGTTTTCAGCCACTCCGCCTGCCCCCCTGTATATTGAAGCCGGAGAAACCAAAATCAAACGTCTACTTCCTGTCCCGATAGCCGTAACATATCTTGCATTAGGTGTATCATATAACACACCGGCAATATTACCTCCATCGGAACCTCTTAGAGACCTGCCATTCGATCCAAAGGTGATATCCCCAGTCATCGTACCGCCGGAAAGTAGCAGGTAATTCCCCGGATTGAAGTTGCCGGAATCGTAAAGGTACGTCCAACTGTTCCACCCTGCATTATTAATGTTTTGCCGGTGCCAAATCTTATTCGATGTTCCAAATGCAAACTGGTTTATCCACGGACTACCATTGTCCACAGTTGCAACAACTAATAGAGAGCCGTAATTTTCAGGGGTATTAACCGAACCAGGGGTACTGAAATAATACACACCGCTGCCTGTTGCTGTATTCAGATCGGATATAAGACCTTTTTTTGCATTTAAGTAGTTATCCGGATTGAAGTTGCTGGTAGTCCATATTTCAGCCCACGCCGTTTTTGCAGTCGGTGATGTACCGCCCCCTCGAACAAACCAGCGGTTAGAATTAAAAGAACCGTATATTTGGTTAGCGGATTTATAGGCTGCTGTACCATAAAATAGCGTACCGGCCTGTTGTATTGGATAGTGTCTTTCAGCAGTAGCGGTGGTATTTGCCCTGCATGCCATTATTCCTTGTCCATTGACGGTGTCGAGATCGACATCCGGTTCTTGATCAGCACGCGTGAAAGACGAGGCATGCAAATTGTCCACCGTGTCGGCATTGCCTCCGTTAGCAGGAAGTGCCGTAGGTCGGTCGGTAATATCAACCCACAGGTGAGTGTGTACCTTGTTCGCGTATGTGTTCGCCAGCTTTCCAGTCAAATAGGTTTTGTCGATGGCTCCGAGAAACGAAGCGGAGATCGTGAACGGATAACCGTCCGGGGTGATCGCGCCGGTCAGGGCCTGTTTGAGCAGGTCGTAATCCAATCCGCCGCCACCGCCGCCCGAAGATGGGCCGGTAGCATACGCGCTGATGCCTGCAACGCTGAGAAAGTCCAGCTTTGCCGAGATCACCCGCACACCGTTTACCGTTTTTAGCTCGAAGGCTTCATCCCAAACTGACTTATCTAGCTTGGATGAGGGAGTGAAGTTCCCGGAATGGTAAATGGCGTAATCTGCCCCTGTTTTTGAATTATCAGGTCTGTAAATTAAATCATTGGTAGCAGTTACAAATAAAATACTTGTAACACCGGTATTTGTTTGTTCAAACTGAAGCTGAGGATATGCCCCTGTTTGGCATTTCATTATACCGGAAGTGAAACCATTGGTGACGGTTAGACTTCCGGTAATAATTCCCCCGCTCAAAGCCAGCGCCCCGACTTCGGCGGCGGTATAGGTCGGCTTCGAGGCCGTTTTAGCCCACGGGTATACGTCAGAGGCCGGAAGAGATGTAGGTGCACCGGACACGTCCGCCCACCGGGTCGGGTAATACTCCGGTTTTCCGGTGATCTGATCCCACGACGAAGCCCCGGCGATGGACGAGACCGGCACGTTTACAAAATGCGTCCCGTTGTACTTGAGAATGTCCCCGGAGGCAAGATTAGTCACTGCCACGTCCACCAGATCGACCAACGCACCGGAAAATCCGCCGGAGAGGGTGCCGTCCGCATAGGCTGTGATTCCTTTGAGCCCGAGAATATCGTACTTGACTTTCAGCACTGGCGTGCCGTCCACCGTGACCACTTCGAATACGGCATCCCATGTTGGCTTAGGCAGATAGTTGCCCGCTACAACATCATCGGTCAGATCGGAGAGTTTCGTTGGCCGGCCCGTCACTAATTCCCAACTCGTCGGGTAAACCGTAGGCTTGCCGGAAAGGTTGGCCCAGGTCAGATAACTTGAAATATCGCTTGCCTTGAGGTAGCTGTTTGCGGTCAGGTATTGTGCAAGGGCCGCAGTATCGAGACCGACCAGATCGGCGAGCGGCTTTGCAGACCAATGTGTAGCCCCGGCCAGTTGTACCATCACCCGGTCGGCGGTAGGTACCTCGTCGGCCCACTGCCCGACGTTGACCAACTCTCCGAGGGAACCGGATGCACCGCCCCCGGAGGTGGAACCCAGGCCGTAAGCGCTGATGCCTTTGTCGGAGACAATGGAATGTTTAGTACGAATAATCCAACTATCCTTGTCTGATTTGTCCTCTGTAGTATCTAGTGATTTATCCCAATAGAATTTATCATCCAACATATCGGCGCTAATCCTTTTGGCTTCACTCCACTCGGGGTTGTCAATTAACAGATTAGAACCAGCCAAATCGTCCGAGGTGGCCACACCAAGCTCATTTACCCTCTTGGTATTCGCTGCATTATCGGTCCATAAAAGAGTATCCCTATTCCCTCCTGTACTGATATTGGACGATCCGCCTGAAACAGCACCTCCTGTTATTACGTAATCGTCGGTGGAATATGGTTCCACTTCGATAAATTCGCCTGTCAGGGTCTCTTTGGTTACATCGTATGTCCCACCGTTGATAACATACTTCTCATTATCGATAACGAGAATTTTGGAAAAATCCTGACCGTCAAAAAGAATTGTTCCGGTCATAATCTTCCGGGCTTTTTTGCCGTGATGGGCCAAACCACGTCCAACAAGCTCCAAAAGATTGTATTTGTTTTCCGGGAATGCAGACCTATACCAATCTGTTAACGGTGTGTGGTAATCGTCATTGTCATGAAGTCCTCCCGCAAAAGCGAGGTATCCCCCACTACTATCGGGAATTTGACCATACTTGAAATCGAATGATTGTTTTACGTTATTGGATTCGTTTATAGTTATTTTGGATTCCTGGCCGCTAATGTCTTCTGTTTCATCTTCAAACGACATTTTTATAGAATCTATACGAGCAACCCTTTTCCCGTAATTATCCTCCTCGGCAGATGCGGTCCATTGATATATTGCGAATATTAATCTTCCATTCTCTGGTATGTTTTTGAATCGAAGTGTTAAGTCTGTATTTGATACATTATGAGAACCAGCTGACACAAGTGGATCGGCAACTTCAGGTAAATCTAATTGAATCCTGAAATTATCTGTATCGGAATATTCAACCCATCTATCTCCTTTAGCAATAAGTACGCGCCCATCTTCACTCTCAAGAAATAGATTAAAATACATGGAGACGTGATAAGGATCGAATGGGAATGGTATAAACTCTTCTAGTTTAGTTGGCGACGTACTCGAAGCAGCTATTAATGTGTATAATCCAGTATACGCGTTGATCGATATTTTTAATATTCTATCTGTTTGTTTAACTCGTCTTACAATGGATGCATAAGCTCTGCTATTCTTACCCTGATTAATGTCACTTATTAATAAAGTGGAATCCGGCAATGTGGAACTGTCAGATGGATATAATGGGTATTCTGATGGTTTAAGGACTAAAACCCCATCTAATGGCGATGAATTGTAATAAAAATTATCGAGATAATATAATCGTGCTTTTGCATACCAATATCCAGTACTTACCTCTTTTGCAAAATGATAGTCTCCGCTATCTGGCATATTGAAGAAATTATCTATCTTCAAATAATCCTGCTCCAACTGTTCTTCACGCCAAGCCGGGGAAAAATCCACCCGCTGCGACCTGTCGATAAATGTAGGAGTGTAATTTCCGCCTAATTCAACCTCATTCGCTATGTCGTGTAGCGTGTAGTTGTCATTGATGTATCTGAGCTGGAGCCCACAACCGGATAGCACTTCTTCAAGAACCTCAAACCAAGTTTTATCTTTAAGTCCTACGGTTTGAATATAGGCATCGGTTATTGGTTTGTTCCCTGAAAAGATATTTACTCGATTATCTAAGCTAAATTGAGCTTGGATTTTGTCGAAAGCCTTGGTTAATAGCTGTTCAATAGACACAAAGTCGTAATCAAACCAATCGTAGTCTATCTCTGAAAGGTATCCTATATTATCCCTGGCTACTAAGTTTATGGTAGAGCGGTATTGCAAATCCTGCCCGAAACTGTCCGGCGTAATGTAGCCGCTCCATAGGCGCACACCATTCCGTAAAAGGAAAACACGGAAACCGAAAGCGTCAGAAGTGAAGAATTGAGTATAATCGAATTGATCTTTATCGATAATATTAATACTCAGGTAGCTTTTAATGACAGGGCGGTATACCTCATCCCCTTCCCCTTCCAGAGTAATGGAGAAAGGAGAGCTGTTAAACTCTTCAAGCTCCATAGCGGTTCCGGAGAAATCTTTTTTATAGATTTCAAGTCGGTAAACATGCTTCGTTCTTAAGGCGGTTATTTCCTTGTATGCAAATAAACCGTACATATTTATCGGGATTTGTTTTTCAGGTACTTGTCGCTTGCCAAAACAATATCTTGACCGGATATACGCCCGGTAACATTAACGTCAACAGATTGAGCCCTGTAGGACGCATAGCCATATTGACTTGATGCTCCGGAATAACTTCCACCACCGGAGAAAGACGTATTAGGGGAATAGCTTGAACTTCCTGAACTGCCTCCTGATGATGCTATTGCAGACAGACCAGCTCGTGCAGCTACACCAATACCAACCAAGATGGCTCCTGCGGCTATAGCACCAATACCATTAAAACCAAGTAATGACTTTTTTAAACGCTCAATTGCTTCGCCTGTTGTCATAATAATTGTTCCGGCTGTAATAGCCATATCTGCCAGAGGTTTAAGAAGGCTTGCTATTGCCTGCCCTGCGTTCATGTCGGATATTCCAGCCAATCCGTCAGCAAGAGCCTGAAAGCTGCTAACCATTGTGTTGGTTATTGTTTGATGGATAGAGTTGGCGACTTGATCCACTTCTGCGGCTTGTTCTTTGAATTGCTGTATCTTATCCTTATATAATGTTGGATCAAATGAATAAGACGCTAAATTTTTCTCCAGTTTGTTTTTTTCTTCTACTCTTTTTAACCAAAAAGACCCTCCCATTTCTTGGGTCGAATATCCGGACGCAATATTGCCTTTCAGAGCTTCATCCCTCTTTTGCTTATCTTTTTCGGTAATCTCAAGTAATGCTTTGGCGGCCTCTAATTCCTTTTTCTTAGCGGCGGCCATATCGCGAACAGACTGTATATTAGTAGAGTTATACAGTTTTTCCTGAGCTTCGATTTGTTGGTTGATGTAGTCGATGGAGCCTTTGACCACTGTATTGGTAGAGGTCATCAATTCCAATCTCTTTTTGAGTGATTCTATCTCGCTCGTGTATGCCGCCCTTTTTTCAGGATTAGCCTCCTGTGCCCGTAATTCTTCAAGGGCTGCGATTTGAGCCTTAATGCCATTTTCTGTTTGTTCTCTGGCTATTTTTTCCTGTTCCTGAGATTTAATTAGCTTAACTCTCTCTTTTAGGGCAGCTATAACTGCCTTCTTTTCTTCTTCTGAACTGAAATGTGCATATTGGGATTGAGCAAACGCTAATTGTCTTTCGGCTAATTCTATGGTATTTAATCCTTCAGTCCATAAATTGACCCGTTCTTGAATTTGCTTGTCTGCTGATGCGTTGCCAGCTCCTTCGGCTAGCGCCTGCCTCTGTATTCCTCCGTGCCCTAAAAATCCCAAGAATTTCTGCCATGTGGACAATCTTTCGCTATTTATCAATGCATCGAAAGAATCTGCGATATATGTAAGAGTGCTAACTATAGCATCGCCAGTACTTTTTATTACAGACGTATCTCCTACAGATGTCATAAAGTTCTTCCAAGCCGCTCCTAATTTCTGTGTTTTTACCGCCGAAGTTTCGATAGCATCCCCGCCTTTTTTCATTTCTTCTTCGATGATATTGCCTACGGCTTTAGCCATATCACCTGTTTTTGCAAGCTCTTCCCGCAGTCGTACCGTAGAAATGCTCAGGTTGTCTAAGATTAAAGGAGACTTTCGGCCAATTCCAAGAACAAGAGAGTTTACAAGATAATCAACACTCTCTCCCGTCTCAATTGCGCGATCTGTAGCAAATCTCAAATAAGTTGCGAGTTGATCGAGGGGAATTTTGAAATTGCTGGCCCGAACTGCCGTTTGCATCAATTGAAGCTCATCGGTAGTCCCTCGGGTGGCTTCTTTCAGGTCATTTAGCAGGCCCGGTCTATTGAGCCTTGAGAAAGCATTGTAAACCCCCTGAGCCTGCCCGGCCAGCTTGTACGCCTCTTTAGTAAACTGTACGATCTTATCGACCGTAAATGCCCCGGCAATAGCCCCGCCTATTTTCCCTACAACACCTTTGAAAGAGGATAATTGACCCTCGCTTTGCTTGATACCCTTGCTGAACTCATCCGATTTCAGTCCGAGGCGGACAAATATGCTACCTATGATGCTCATTTGATATGTCCTTCGTAAACGTTATATCCACAAGACCGGAAAAAATCGGCTTCATGCCGGGTCATCCTGGTCGGCTGAATGTTCTTTTTGATGTTAGCCTCATTTGGAAGAAGATACAGGTCTGTTTCTTTGCGGGGTTTGTGCTCTTTCTTGATGTACGGATTGCCTACAATCATATGAAACAGCACCTTTCGCAGCATTCCCTGTTGTAGGCTGATTTCATCTATATAAGCCTTGCGCCGTATTAAATACTCGCGATAAGTCACATAGTAAACCTGCGGATAGGTCATTTTACACTGGCCGATCAGGAAAGATTCTATTTCCCAAACATCCGGCTCAAAAGGCTCTTTTTTTTTACCTTTTCTACTTCGGCGGGCTCGTGATCGCCCTTAGAATTGCCATCCGTTAGCGTCTGAACGATATAAGGGATTAGCAGGTAAAACTCCTTTCTGTTTTCAGTGGCCCATAAATCCACATCCAGCAATGAAGGGGAGTAATCATCTTCCAGTCCACAAACTATGGCGTTTTTGAGGGCCGCATAAATGATCTTAACAAACTCGCAAAGCGCCGACATTTGCGACTGAAGGTCTACATCTTCGGCATTCGTGATTAGTTCGACCTTCATTCCTTCGTTTTCAAGGACACGCCATAAAAAAACGCTGAAAAGGGCTTTCCTGGGCCTACCGCATATTTCTATTTCACGGACCGGATTCATTACGCTGCGGCTGTTTTCTCGACAATCTCCAGCTCTCCGTCTCCGGTCAGAGACATGGAGCAAGTCATCAGCTCATTAGAGGCTGCTGAAATGTCAATTCCAGAAATCCGGACATACCCCTTAAAGGCAATGTCGCCCTCTTCACTGATCTTGCCGATGATTACCTGTGTTCGAGTATCCCCCGAAATAAGTTTTTGAACGAGCTTAAATCCGGGGTCTTCTTTGACCTGGGTGTAATGGAATTCCTCGGACGCCGTCCACCCTTTCACACCGTCGATGAATTGGGCCCAATTCACACGTTTGTCTGTTGAATCGATGCTCTCGTTGCTGATCGACAGGCTGACGTTGTTTTCGGTCGGGATCGGCGTGTTGGTGCTCTCTTCAATGAGGTAGAGCCGAAAATTGTTGCCGAGTATTTTGTTTTCTGAGGTAATAACAGGTGTTGCCATGATTTAATCTTTTTGAGTTAAAAGGATTCTGAATCTTTGTAATTGTCTGTATATCGTTTCGGTGTCTGTTAGCTCAATAGCCTGCGTACATGTTTCAGGAATAAGTCCGTCTTTGTAGAAAAAGTCCACTTCCAGCTCGTCGAGTTTATTCCGGAGGTTTTCAAGTATATTTAGTGATAGCATGGGGGAATCGGACTTGGTAATAACATCCAGCAAAAAAGTGCAGTTGTAATCTCGGTCTCCCTTTTCGGCCCCTTCTTCCATCTCCACCCCCGACACTTCAACTCTCGGAAACACATCAAATCCATCCGTATCGTACCCTGCATCCTTGATTAGAGCAACCAATGCGATTTGAAGGTATTTAATGGGTAGCTTTTTCATTTTCCGTAAGACTGAATCGTTTTGTCGATTTCCTGTTTGACCAGTGAGAGTGTTTTGGTTTCATTCGACCGGAGAGCAGGGTGAAGAAATGGTTTGGCGGGGGTTCCTCTTTTACCAATACTTTTTGCAATCGCAATAGCTGCCGATGTGGCCTGTTTCCAGTAATTACTAACCTTGTGTGTTTTGCGTGTTTTCAAGCTTGTGTAAGCATACCTTGCTCCGCTCGACCGTTTCCGACCGCTTTTGGTGTATGTTGCAGCGATTACCCTTTTGTGAACCCATTGAAGTATGGGTTCATAGGGGGGTATTTTTCCTGCTTTTCTTCCGAACTCAACAAAAAAAGCCTGGATGACATTGTATATCACGTCCACATACTGTCCAGACATACTGGATTTAGTCTTACCTGAGTTGATTAGCTGCGCCGTAGCAATAGAATCGTGTGCTTTGATGTTGCGTTGAGAATCCCCCAGCACATTCACCGCAGAAGATTTTATGCCGCGCATAGCTGCACCCCGAATCACCTTGTCGAATGACCTGATGCGTTTGCGGCAATCCTCATACGACCTCATGTCCAACTCTACAACAACGTCATTCATCTTTTCTGCCTCCAGTTATCACCACCTCATCCCCTACATTGGTAGCATCGTAGTTAATTCGGCTATGTATGGTGATTTCATTAAGTTTGTTGAGCATTGTATTGGATAATACCTGTCCGGGTGTAAAAGAATGTCCTTCCCGGTGGATAAACATCCGGTCGAAAGCAAAGCCAGGTTTTCGCATTCTAACCTCTACGCTGTTTATAATCCCTACCTGCTCATATTGCAACGCCCTATACCCACTCAAATCGTTAATAGAGCAAGGGATAGTACCCATAAATTCGAATGAGTTGACCTTCTTGCCGAATGGGTCTGCTCCCTGCTGCCTGCGAAATAGATCAGCCTTGCTGCTGTAACTTCTGGCTTGTATCTGATTGCTCCGTATCATAACATTCTATAAGGAAGATATCTGGACATTACGATATTGAAAGAGTTGTTATCGTCGTTTCCGTCAAACAAAAGCCCTGTATAGGCTAAAACAGCAGCCTTATACCTGTTTGCGTTTTCCGCTTCTCCTGTTTTGTAAGTACATATAAAAGAGGAAGCAGTATCTATATAGACGATATCCTGAAGCACTTTATACTGAAGCTGCAATCCATCATAATCATTGATGGAAACAACTTCAATTACAGGAGGGTAAAAAAGCTTTTGGTTGTCAGTAGCAAGGTCCTGAGACAGTTTCCACGTGGTTGGACGCAGAGAAATGTTGCAATAGTCCTCTACGGCGGCAATAGCGGCATCAAGCATGACTTGCAGCTCGTCGTCGCGTTCATTACCGATTAGGTGAATGTAGCTCTTTACCTCATCGATGGTAATTTTAGAATCTCCCGTCTCAATCCTTGCCACTGTAACCATAATGCTACTCGACTTTTTTGTAGTACCCTTTCTTTATCATCATTTGGGCAATTGCACAAGGTTTAAGGAACACTTCCCCGACCCGAATGCCACAATGCTCTTTGATGACTTCAACCCGAATATTTACAGGTGTTTTAGATTTTCTCCCTTCTGTAGCGGGACGAGCTCTCGTTTGGCGTCCTTGCTGGGATTTATTTTCATAAGGTGTCTTGTCCATAACTACGCTGCTTCTGAAGCTGTTTTTGTGATCGAAGCCAGGGCAGCGTCGATGTCGGCGACATAGATAAGACCTTTCTTGTTTTCGGTCTCGACGAGAACCTGCGCACGAAGGAACATCACCATCGTGTATTGATCCTTCGAGAGGTCGTCATCCTCCTGTCCGATTTTGATGATAGGGTTACGTTTGAAATAGACCTCCGCCAGACCTGATTCCATTGCGAACAATTCAGATGTTCCGATAGCAGGGGTTTCGATCACACGCATTCCGGCCATCAGCTTCGTCCCATCGGTCAGGGTGTTGATGATGTAATTTCCATCCGGACTTTTCGTGTGGGCGTATTTGTATGCCGTCACAGGATTCATGTAGATTACATTGAGGTCATAGCTGCCCTGATCGCTATTCGCTTTCGATGCGTCCACAATGCTACCCTGTACGCGCATAGCATCGGCCAAATCTCCGATATTCGCATTATCTACAGCGTTTTTCAGGCCTGCCTTAGTGGCATCGAATGCCGTTGCAGCGCCTTTGAGGCCGTAAATGTGATTCGGGTTTGATGAATCGTCTCCATTGCCGGAAAAAATCTCCCGGTCCAGGAACAGCATGCCTTTGGTCATCATCTGGTTGCTGATGCGGGAGGCGATGTATGAAGCATCTTCAAACATTTCCTCCGTCACTTTGATGCGGGCGCTCGCTTTAGCCATCTCGCGGTAGCGTTCCACGGCACTTACCTCGTCCAGATTGGTGTTTTTTTGACCCTCTCCGACGTATCCCACTTTCGATGTGTACGACCCTTCGATGTAGCCGATTCGGTTTTTGTCCTGCCCGACGCTCCCCTGCATGAGATTAGGAAGAAATGCAAGATTGCGGTCGCGCGGGAAGCTTACACCCGGCAACATCATGGTTCTCGTCACATCCACGGTGAGATCGGACGTAGAGGCTTTGATTTCGTAACTCTTGCCGCTCTTGGATTCGAAAGCCTTGTTCTTGAGGTCGGCTTTGAACTCTTCCGAGGCGATCAGATCCGCCACTGCCTGCACGATGGTCTGCTCTTTGGTTTCAGTTTTGATGCCGTCGATTTTCTTTGTCAGAACATCGAGCCCAGACTGCAACTTTTGAATGTTCGCATTGGCCTGCTCGACCGCTTCTTTTGCTGCTTTGATTTCCGCCTCTTTTGCCTCTGTTGATTTGACCAGCTCAGCGAGTTTGGTTTCTGAATTTTTTGCGGCTTCCTGCGCCGCTTTGATTTCCGCTTCGATTCGCGTAACTTTTTCTTCCGGTGTCTCCATGTTATAAGTGTTTGATAATTCGTGTGTAATATTCTTCTTTGGTTATAGCGTACAATTCGGACAAGTCTTTATCCGGCATCGCCTTGATGCTGTGTGCTGTAAATTCGGATTTCCGCTCAGACGATATTACTGAAGCTTGTGAGTTTGCAGCCCGACTAACAATAGAAATCTCTATTAGGTCCACCTCTTTCAGGTAGCGTATGCCGTTTATTTCGTCGCTTTCAAGGGTGATATACCCTATAGACAATTCGAACAACTCGCCATCTTCAATTTGAATAGCAAGGTCTTTCCCCTTGGTTGTGCGCGATGTGCGAAATTCGACAAACAACCCCTTGTCGTCCTCGGCGATGTCTATAATTTTACCGCGAACATCTTTTATATCGTGCTGGTAGCACAACTTCACCCTGCGACCGTTATCTCCCGATATAGAATTAATGAAAGCTCCTTTAACAACTATATCGTTGTAGCTGTCTTCATGTCCGAAAGTGGAAGCATAGGCTTTTACGTACAAATGCTCACCCTCTCGCCGTATGTCCTCGGCTTTAAATTCTAAGCTTTTATATTCGATATTGCCCATATTAAAGTCACAATGGGCTCATACGATTACTCGCACAAGCCCATCGATTTGTTGTTTGCGTTCATGGAATTTGGTTTGCATCTTTACAAACATTAGCTCTACCACAAAAATAGGATGCTATTGGGCCGATTTTACATGATTTTCACCCAATTATCGGGAGTTAATCAGAGGATTTGTGTATAACCCCACATTTGCACCCGATTTTGACTGTATTTTTGTCAAAACAAGATATATGAAAGCTAAAGCGTGGTTAATATTAAAAGCAGTCAAACTGTGGTTGGCTGTAGCTTTATTATGGTTGATTGCTGCAATATTGTTTGTAGCACACGTCGCCATAGGGATAATAAAGCTAATCTTCATAATCACTCTATTCCCCCTGACATGGGTAGTATATGTGCTGGACCGGAATATTTACAACAGGATAAAAATCCAGTTAGAAGAGCTTCTGTCTTAATTCAGCAATCCTATTAACTCTTCTTTCACCTTTTCAAATATGGGCTGTGGCAGTTCCATTTCAAGGTCTTTCAATAATTCCTTGATCTTCTTTTCCCGTTCCAATGCCTTGCATGTCGGGCACTTTTCTCTA